TTCCTTATATAGATTTTCTACTGTTGGAGGTGTGTCGACATTCTTATCAATCATAAAAGGTTATATCGTTTGATTTTATTTCAAATTTCAAAATACGTTGTAATAATCAAAGTTTTTCATTGTGGCCAATCTAAAGAAATTACAGAAAATATTATATTTCAAAATGAGTTTTTGACGATTTTTTGACGGCAAATAAAAAAAGAGGGGCACCATAGCGGTACCCCTTTTACTATTAATCTAATTCAACAAGGCGTTTTAATTCGCCGTTTACAAACCACATTTCACAACGCACGTTGTTATGGTCTGTGAGTGTTGCGGTATATAAGCCGTCTTGTTTTGGCGTAATATCTTCCGCAAATTCATGTTTCTTGCCTTCAAATTCAAATGTTTTCATATCATATACCCTTTCATTAAATGAATTACAATATACCATAAACCGTACGGCGCGGAGATAATCGGATCACCTACCATTTCGCAAACGTATATAAAGCGCTGGCCCCTTTGAAATGCTTACCTTCAAAATGCGCTAAACTTTGAAAGTCGCCAGCTTGATACCCTACCGTTTCGTAGATTTTACCAGTTTCTAATACAGTAACGCCGCCCATTATGCGATGTGCTTTATTAAGGTTGATTTTATATACATCAACCTTTTGTTCATCTGTATTTTCTACAACTGCGGTTCTATCGCTTTTTTCGATGGCTTCCGGCGGAATATTAGGCGATTTATCTTTGATAGCATTTTTCGTAACTACTGCCGCATCATGTAGCGTTGGCGCTTGCGTATAATATGTTACTACCGGCTGCGCCGTTTCCTTATACGCAATAACTTCCTTCGCTACTTTAGGGGATACGTTTAACGCTTCCCCTAATTTAACCGGATTCTTAGCCGTAGTCTGATTGATAATAACCGGTTCTTGTAGTTTCTTAGTATGCATCACGTTATAAGCAAATAAGCCGGCCACTACCACCAATAGCATAAGTAATGCCACGGTGATAACTGGTGCATATCGCCTTAATAGTTGAATGATAGTATCCATAAATACCCCCCCTAAATAGGCCAGTTCAATACCAAATCAGCATCAAATTCTTTGCCTTCAATGTTTTCGGTAAATGTATATTGCCATAGATTAGCACCGTCATAATCACATTGGCTATTTAATTGTGCGCACCAGATAGCGCAACCGCCTAACTGGCTAACATCTAATACATTCACTAGCCAATCATAACTAGCGTATAGACCTGTATTAACGTACCCAGCTTGCCATAACTTATTGATAAACACGCTACAGATATTCGTTAATTGTTGGCCCGTTGGCATGCCACGATCTGCCTTGTAATCGTCCGCGTCTTCCATATCAAACCAGATACCCATAGGCAACTTATCCACAGTCAATCCGGCATCATTGAGCGTGTTTATTACGAATTCCGCTTCACTCGCTGCGTGTTCTTCATTCATGGCATAGGAATAGTGGTATACACCAATAGCTAAACCGGCATTAATAGCACCGTTGATATTGTTATAGAATTCACTATCTAAATTACCTCTGCCATAACCGATGCGGATAATAGCAAAATCAAAGCCATTAGCTTTGACTGCGCCCCAATCTACTACGCCGTTATTTTCGCTTACATCAATGCCCCTCATATTTCACCTCATAATTTAACCTTATTTTCAATTTTGGTTCTAATCAAATCTAAAAACTTTCCCATAGATACGTTGCCGCCGTCTCTTAGATTTTCAAGAATAGATAAGAATTCGGACGAACCCAAATATAGCCATACCAACGATACCGCGAATTGTTTTTGACCGCTCATCTCATCAAATAAAATAGCGGCTATTGTAGCCGCTACATATGTCATAACCTTACCAATGAACCCTTTACGCATATATTTAGATGCTATGAGTTGTTTTTCAAATGCTACCGGTATTGCTCGGTATTTTTCCCAAGTAGCTATTTTCTCCGGTTCATACCCGAATTCATCAATCAACATCTTATAAGCGATTGCCGCCCATTTTGTGAAAAGGTCGATGAATACCAATAAAATAAACACGCCCAATATTTGAACGTGTTTTAAACCAATCACCCATATAGCCAACGCAGCAACGCTGCTTAATATTGTTTTTAAGATAAAGCTAGTTGTAAGAGAATTCCAACTATCGATTAAGAAATCTAACACTATTTGCATTATTACTCCTTTATAATCCCTAAGCCATATACCCCTCTTGCTACATTGGCTTTTTGAATATTTAGTTTGTCTAACTTTTCCCTCTTTGCATCGCTAGACATGGTTTCACTATCAATAATTTTCTTCGATGCTTTATTAATAGCCTTAAATGAATTTTGTGCATTTTTCAGCTTATTGTATAACTTAGGGTCATAGCCTTCCGGTCTCTGCCCTGTGAGTTTTAGTTCGTTATGTAGTTTTTCTTGTTCCTTAAAATCATCATATACACGTTGCACGCTATCGCTACTTTGATATGGTTTAGCAAAGAAACGGCGTATTTCCGGTAACTCCGTTACACCTTTAGTAGGGCGTTTTTCATTCGCACCACCAATAGCATCCGTTATGTCTAATCCTAATCGAGCAAGGTTTCCACCATAACCCATGATAGTATTATCTACCTTATATGGTGATACGTTGAATGTGTCGCCAATTTTTCGAGCCACCATAGATGTATTAGATCCGTACTGTAGTTTATCCGGTAGTTTTTCTTGCGATTGAGGTACAATGTTTCTTTGTCTAAAATCAGAAAAGTTAAATGCCCATTCGTAAATAGGAACAAAGAAAGTAGGGGATAAATCAGGGATTAAAGTCTCTTTTACTCTATCGCCAAATCCTTTAAACCCTACACTATTACGTCCATTTTCTTTGTCGTCAAAATATTGCAACATACGTTCAAATGTAGTGCCGTATAACAACCCTAATTCAAACGGCTTAGGTATTTTTACAAATTTATCCCCAGCCGGAATATGGAAGAATGTATCCTTTTCCCATTGTGGCAACTCTTGATATGCTGAATTATCTTTGTTTAAATACCATAATGCTATTGTAGGTAACGTGATAAACAAAGTAGATTTAATCGTCATCCCTTTCGGATCATCACGCCATGCACGTACTAATTTGTCGCCGCCTTGGATAGTCGCATTAAAAAATGCGTCAATCTTATTCCACGATTTAGTATGCGTACCGGTACGGCTGAAATCAATCGTAATATCACGGCTTGCAATAGATGCTTCACCTAGTGATTTAGGTTTTAAATTGGTTTTTGTTAAACGGCTGTATAACCCTGTATACCCTTTTCTTGCATTGCTAAATTCGCCTAAACGGGTAGCCACTTCCGTTGCTTCCGATATAGCGCGCAACACTTCCATAGGATTTCTTGCAACTTTTGACAATGTGGACTTACGAGAAAATAATTCTCTTAAATGTCCACTCAAATAGTCTCTATCAAGGCTCACCATAGCAGCATGAGCGCCACCACTTTTGATGTAATCCCAATATAACTGGTCTTTCTTTAAGAAATGTGCTAGACCTCTAAATGTATCAACCACAGGCAAAAAACCATGTTTAGAGAATACGCCAGCTGAAATAGTATCACGCAAGGCGTTTGTGATAGCAAAGCCAGCGGTAACAGTTGAACCAGCACGTAACCAACTAGCCGGATACTGCAATATTTTTGTTATAAAATTGCTTGTATCCTTGTTCATCATTTTCATTGCTTGCGCTAATTCCGGAGTTGTTTCATATACAACTTTTTTCCCTTTAACCCAAACAGAAAATGTATTGTCTGTAGATTTTGCCGGTCTATCTCCCCTAACTTCTTCAACAATAGTTCCTATCCCCGGTTTCTTCGCTAATTTGGCAAATGTAACGCCCACGTGGTTTCGTTCGATTGCATTGTAGAATTGGTATGTATTTTTTACGATACTTTCTAATGGATCAATAATATCACGTGTACTGCCTTTAAACCGCTTAATAGGGTTAGCTACATTAACGAACCCTTTTGAACTAGAAAAGAACCCGTCCATACTCTCTGCCGAGAAATCACGGAAGAACGGAACGTAGTTAGGATATTTATTCCGCAATAAATGATACGTTTCCGGTTTTAATATTCCGTTATTCACAAGTTCTGCAAGCATATAATCTTGAAAACGGTGAATGTCTTTAGCAGCACTTTTGAATGTAGGATTTTTTTCATACTGCTTAACAGTCGCTAAATCCTCTTTTAGTGTAAATGTAGGCATTTGGCCGTTACGGTGTAGGTCTAAATCATGCAACGCTACAAGGTAGGCGCTAAAGTCTTTATGTTCTTTTTGAGGTATATCCTTAATAATATCCTCAAACGAACGAACGCCCTTTTCTGGTCTCCCACGCTTTATAAATTCTTCCGCTTTGCCTACCCAGCCACGAGACAACCACGCTTGCATAAACGGATTATCTTTAAATGCTATTTTTTCACCTGTGATATGTTCCACTTCCTCAACCATTTCACGCAATGGGTTGAGTTCATCAATAGCTTTTGTATAGACATCACTCGCTACACGTTTAATGGTATCTTTAATATTTCCATCTTTAGCATCCGTAATGATACGTTCAGCTTTAGAGGTTCGTTCAAAGGAAATAGAACCTTTGATACGGTCTGCGCTAGATTGGTTAAACCATTTATGAGTAACATCAGATAATTTATCAACAGCTGCATTGAGTTCCTTATCATTTTTTACGGTTTCTTTGAAATAATTATAGAAAGTAGGAAATAACTTTTTAGCTCTCGCTCTATCTCCAATGTAATCATTGAAAAATTCGGCAAATCCCTCTTGTCGTACACCTTGTCTATTCAAATGATTGTACGCATTACCGAACCGTTGTCGCACCTGTCCTAATAAATCTTTATCGATAGCGGCTTGTAATCCTATTGAACTATGTTCATCGCTAAACCCATATAAATTATCAATGTGATGCCCTAATTCATGGGATAGTGTGCGAATATCACCCCAATTTCCAGAACGGATAACCTGAGTTTTTGTATTATACCAACCCATAGCACTTTTTTTGCCTAATCGTCCGGATTTCACTCTTTGGTCGAATAAATTATTAATAGTATCAATAATTTCTTTTCGTGATACATTGCGCCCAAGTTCTTTTACTTCACCGGCCCCTCTTCCCTCAGCTTGTTCTAATGGGTTCATGCTGTATTGTAAATCACTATCTACAACATTAGATTTTTTAACGCCTTTACTTTCTAAATAACGATTTGCCATTGCTTCGTTACCGTCAAAGGCTTTTACAACTGCATTGTGTACTTGCTCATGTGTTGCATTGTCTAAAAGCCGGCTTGGTTGTTGTGCGTATTTGCTCACGCCACCTTCTGCCGGTTCTGCTTTTAACGCTTTTAGTTCTTGCGTATCTGCAATTAGTTCGGCAGCGCGATCCGTACGAACACGTTCCATATATTCATGGTTCAATGTTTCAACTGGTACGTCTAATGCTTCTGATAATTTAACTTTCACCGCATCAAGTTCAGTTTTCGGAATATCTGGTTTTGTTGCCCGGTTCAAGTCTTTTAGAATTTCCGTATTAGAATGTACTTTGTTTTCTAATTCCGTAAGTCTCGTTTCAGATGCATCATTTTTCACAACGTCTTTTAATTCATTTACGATTGCTTCGCGTGCTTTCAATGGCAATTCATCAATAGCATTTTTCAAACTTACGTTTGGCGCATCTTCTTCGTATCTAAACTTACTATTTACATCATTTTCAACCGCTTTTTCTTGAACTCGAGATTTATCACCCTCTACAAATTCAGCATTCATGCGATTTTCTGTGTGGAAATCGTTTATTTCGCCTGTACGGGCCTTTTCGCCTTCGCCTTGATAGTTTATACCTAAATCATCTTTTTTAACTGATTTATTTTCGGTATTTTCAACAAAACTATTCAAATCTGTGTGCGGTTCTTCACCTTTTACGGTTTCACGTTCTACAAATTCATCTTTGAATGGTTCTTCATGTGATGTTCTGTTGGGATCTAGGCTACTATCTTTAAATGATGTATCACGTGGCCCATTTTCATATCTCCCATAATTGCCTTTAAATGTATCTTCCGCAATTTCCGCGCGAACATTATCACGTGCAACTGCTGGGTCTGGTCTTTCATAGTATTCACGAATGATTTTTGCCATTTCTGCCGGTGTAGCATCTGGTCTAGCACGCATTTCTTTTAATGCGGCACTTTCCGTATTGTGCAATTCCCATACGCTGAAATCAACTTGCGTTCTCCAATCCCACGGATCCAAGCCACGATTTTCAGCAAATTTTAATAAACCGTTTTCTCCGTTTAATCTATCTCCAGTAAATTGAACCAAACCACGAGAACCGTAACCGTCGCCGCTTGTAACTGTTGTACTAAAACTGCTTTCGGCGCCAATATTACCGGTCATGCCAGCTGCTTCAACATCACTTAATCCATTTTGACGGTATCGGTTGTATATATCCGCTTGGATATTGCCTGTTTCACCTTCAAAGGCTTGGCCGTTCAATGCATCTTCGGAATACGCACGCGGTTCAACTGCTGATTCTTCCGGTACTGGTATATCTTCAAATGCGTTATACATAACCACTTCTTGCATATGCGGTTCTTCTTTATTAAAGCGTTCCCCAATATCTTCAAATGCATTAGATGCCTTTTCTTTGATATGTTCACCAACACGCCCCACACGTTTACCGATTGCACCAGATACTCTTTTAGGTGTTGCCACGTGTATCATGGCGGCCGGTGCAATTACATCGTCCCATGCATTAGTAGGGTTCATGGCTATATTTTTTGCGAACTCTCCCGGATCATCAACTAAACGCCCAACCGGTTCCGCAATCGGATCTACTAAAACATTTTTTGCCGTAGCTACATATTTATTCCCTAAAACTCCTTCTGGTGCCGTTCCTTCGTTTTCGGCTGTTGCGTTGGCGTTATATATTTCCGCCGTATTACTTGCAATCGTAGGCGCAGCAAGGACGCCCGCAGCTATTCGCACCTGTGGTGGAACATACGGAGTAATTGCTAGATATCCAGCCGGCTTGCCAACTGCGGCATTGTATGCTTCTGCTCTTGCTTTGTTTAGGCCCGGTGTTGCATGTTCTTCTATAAAGTCGCCGTTATCGTCAAACGCTGAAAAATTATCTCCATTTGCTTCAATGGCATTAGCAGCACTTTTTGAATACTCCCTACCTAGATTATTTGTTTTATTTAATGCATCATCTTTCCAATTTCCCAATGTATTCCCTACATTGTCATTGATTTCTTTGCCTGTTTTGTCAATCCATTCAATATTATTCTTAACGCCATTAGCAACGTATTCGGCATTATTTTTAACGCTATCCCAAAACGTAGGCTTGGGCGCGTTGCCTACGTCATAACCGTATTCGGTTGTAATATCTTCAAAAGCGTTGTTCCCAGCCGCCTTACCGTATTGGTTCGTAATATCATCAAACGCACCCATAGTCTACCCCTTTTATTAATAAGATTTTAACCACGATTTATAATTGCCGTATCCGGCCGCATCAAGTTCCGCCGCTATTTGGTCGTCGCTCCAGCCTTGCGCTGAAAGTTCATTCATTCGCTTGGAAACTGCTGCTTGTTCTTCACTGGAATAAGTCGGCTGCCGTTTAACTGTAGGCGTACCAGCACCAGCACCGCCAGCAGTAGGCGCACCGCTTAATGCGCTTTGTAACTGCCCATAATAAGGGCTTTCGTTTTCTGCCTTATCTGGGTTAGCTTTAACCCATGCGGTATGCTGCGCGGATAAAGTTCTTAATACTTGCGCATTATATCCGCTAGTACCGGACTGTGTAGCCGTCGCCGGTTTAACATGCGTACCTACATATTTCATGCTGCCGTCTGATCCAACAATATACGTTTTACCGTCTGGCATAACCTTGATATTCTTCGCCCCGAAATTACCAATATTTTTCATTTGGCCGTCTGGTGTCATAACAATAACTTGACCGTTCGCAAATTGTTTTGTTTCAACCTTGCCATAACCGCCCATATCTTGAATAGTACCGTCGCCCATGTTGTAACGTACAATATGGCCGTTTTGCGCACTACTAAATTCGTAATCTGGTTTATCAAGCGCCGCAATAGAATTCAAGTTATTCATATCAATAGTACCAGCTCCAACTTTACCGGCTAGATAATTATATCTTGCAACAGCCGGCGCCAACCCTTTAACACGTTTCGTGTTATAGGTATCTACAACCGGGTTCCCGTCCTTGTCTTTAACGAATACAAGGTTGTTCATGATTTGCTGGCGCATTGGTTCAAGCACTTTTTCTTGATATTCGTTGACTTGTTGCATATACATATTATTCACGTCGGTTTGATATTGTTCGTTGGCTAAACCTTGCGCTGTCTTGAAATCAAAACCAGCTTTGACAAGGGCGAGTGTATTCGCCCCTAGTCGTTTGCGTGCTTCACTGGTTATAGTTGCTTTATCTGGAATGGAATATTGGCCCGGCGCTTTATCCTCATTGGTACTACCATTTTCTACCAATTTGGGCGCCCCACGAAAAGGGTTATTTGCCCTTTGTTGCATCATTTCTTGATACGTTTGCGGTACACCATTACCAATACCGGTATTATTTAGGTTTTCAAAGTTCCATAACCCTGTATTTTGTTGTGGTGGTTGAACTGGTGCGGCTGGTGCATCTGTGTTAGCTTGCATCGGTTGTGCTGGTGGGGTTTGCCCACCCCACAAACCTTGATTATTTGCCACCGCTTGCGCACCAAAGGAATTATTACGCATAGCATTATTAATAAATTGTCCAGCGTTAAATTGTCCTTGCGTTGGCATTTGATTCGCCATTTGTTGCGTTGGTGTCGCCTGTTCACCACCGTTTAGCATGTCTTGGTATCCATGCGCCATGCGGTTATTCTGAATTTGACCTAAACGATACCCGCCGTATCGGCCAGCCAATTCACCGATGCTTTCCCACGGGTTATAATCTTGTAAATAAATAACGCTCATTGTGTTATTCCTCTACTTTCTCCGATTTCTTACCTTTGGAAGTTTTCTTTGTTGTTTTTTCGTCTGTTACTTCGTCAGTATCTTCCGGGTTTTTATCTGTTGGATCGTTTGTTTCATCACCGGCCCCTTTATTGTCTTTTTTGCCGGTTATTTCAGATGTTTTCTTTGCATCTGCAATAGCCTTCAATTCTGCTTCGTTAATGCCTTCCGCCATAATGCCGTTAGCATAGAAGAGATTATCGCCAGTACATTGCAATTCGTATACCTGTTCTATGCTGCCGGTTGGTTCACATACTGTAACAGGTTGATAGCCATGAACCGTCATAATTGGTTCACCGATTTCTAGTGCTTCAACCAGTTTCAAACCTTCCGGAGTGAGTACTTTTTCACTACCTGTGGTGGTAACTTGGCAATCAATCGTTTCAAGGCGATGTGTTTCCTTTTCGCCCATATCATGTAATTCAATTACATCATTAACGTTATCTAAAGAAATAACATTATCACCATTTACAAAACTTTCAATAACTTTGCCACCTTCTGGTGTTGAAATTTGCGTACCCGCTACAAAACAAAAACCTTTCATAAGTCCTCCAAAGAAACCGCCAGAGCCTTGCTTAACCATAGTTTGTGCTGGTTGTGCAAGTCCATAGCGTAATGACATATATCTGTTTAATAAATCTTCTTGACCAGCGTTATTCAACTGAGACATAGAGTAGTAATCCTTAGCCGGTTGAATAGCTGCGCTTTGTGTAGTCGCGCCTGTATTAATAGGGTTTTGCGCTAACCCTTCGCGTTGGCCTACTAACCCCGCTGCGGTGCCGGCGTTATTCATTTGGTTCGTATATCCTTGATTTAACAAGTTCGCTTGATTTACGATGCCGTTTTGTTGGTTGTTATAGGTGTTACCCCAAAGGCCCATTTTTGCACCGATGCCACTCAAACTATTGTTAAATGCTTGCGAATTAAGCGCCGCAGCTTGGTTCAAATCATTTGCATATTGTGCCGCAAGTGTATTTGATGCGTTCTTGCTAATATCGTTCAATGCATTATCTGTGATTGAAGAATTAACAATACCGCGACTGGCTAAGCCAGAAACCGCATTACCTACCGTAGCCTGTAAATCATTATTTAACGCTTGTCGTCTGGCTTCGGAATACGCCGCCGGTAATTGGCCGTTTGTGATACTATCCATTGCATTTTGATTTTTCAATAATGCGCCGTTGTATTCATTGGCTAATTGATTTGCACCGTTATTCATAGCATCAACGCTGGCCCCTAACTGATTTGCATAACGTGTGTTATCCGTTAGGTTCTTGGCGCCGGCCGTTGACACTTGATTTTGCAATGCTGCTAGTGCATTTTGGTTGTCTTTGTTAGCCCCCAAATATGCATTGTACATTTGCTGATATTGCGGACTAACTACATTATTTAAGGCTCTATCGCCCATACCTTGCAAGGTATTAGCGCTTTGATTGGTTCTATTAATCCAATCCATTTGGCCTTGTAGTAGTTGCTTTTCTTCGGGGCCGGCCGGTGGTAGGTTAGCACCTATGCTTTGTACCTTCGATTTTTTACCGCCCCCGAATAATTGCAAGTCAAAAGTGAACATGCTTTTCCTTTCTACAAAGTAGCTTCAAGGTGTTTACGCACCGTTTTTAACACTTTGTAATTAAAACCATTATAGGTATAGTCCATATGCGGAACACGTTCCATATTCCACTTTCTAATAAAACCGCGCACACTTCGATGTGTAGCCGTAACAATCAAGTCAAGATCATTCAACTTCATCACTTCAACGATATATTTACCTATCACTTTCATATCACCGTATGTCTGCCAGATAGTAAAATACCGTTCTCCCTCATGTTCGTTGATACTCCAGAATAGGAAGCCAGCATTTGGGAAGAATTTGAAATAGTAATTGTATTTATCCTTGTAGTTGTTATTTTCATCGAAATAAAAACCACTTAGACTGACTTGTTCGCCTGTACGCCGCTCATAATCTTTTATCATATGTTCAAGGCTATCAAGCTGCATTGTTATTCCCCTATTCGTTCAATTATTACTTTATTCCAATTATTACCGGCTACGACGTGGTTATTAAATGAACCACTTATTGAACATTCTAAACGCTTGTTATTAGTAGAACCCGGAAAACTGATTGATACGGTTCTATTCCCGCTATCATTAACATTGATATTCCAGCTTCTTTTATTGCTGCCGTCAAGCGTTATACTATACTGACCTTTAGGGAAAAACAAAGTTGTACTGTATGCGCTTGTATCACTTGCACGGCGTTCCCAATAGTACCGCGTAAATTCTACCGCATCATACTGGATAGAATACGTCCGCCCGTTTACTTCGATTTTTAACGGTGTTGCATCGGTTCCATATCGTGCGTAGTAATCAACGCCGTTATATGTTACTGGTACCGCTTTACCATTTGTTACAGATTTATCTGTGTTAAGTCCGAAACGGTATGTTTGGCCGTTCTTTTCTAGTACTAGATTAGGCATATTATTCTACCCTCAATTTAGCGCCATTCGGGAATGTTAACGAGTTATCTCTTTCAAATGTTGCTAAACGTTGCCATTCCTTCATGCCTTTTGTGTTTGTGTCAAAACGGATAAAAGCTGCATTACTGTTAGCGAAATATAATTGAGTGCCTAATACGCGATCTTCGCTTGTATACCACGGGAACATAACGCCAATACCCCAAAATTTATAGCCCCATATATCGTAGTTGTTACATTCGCCAAATGTTACGCCACTATAATTAGTCTTGTTATTAGCAAGATAATCTAAATCAATATGATTACTAGAAAGTCCTGTTACCTTCAATGTACCCGTCATAGTATCACCGGACTTTTTAACACATGCTTCTGCATTTGTTGCGGTATCGGCAGTTTTTGCATGTTTGGCTTCGTCTGCATTAGTTGCATGCTTAGCTTCATTCACTATATCTGTTTTTTTGTAATAGGTTTCGCCTAATCCATTTATAGTATCAGTGATTGTTTTTAGTGTACGTGTTGGATTGTTTGTAAAGTTTTCATCACCAGCTATCTTTTTAATAGCTTCTGCCATTTGATTAAGAATATCTGTAATTAAGTAGTCTTTACCATCTACCCTACGTTTACCAATTACCGCATCAGTTGCCGTATTTAAGTATGGATCATAATACTTAATTGACTTAACACGTGTTGCATCTGTAACGGCGATTGCTACTACTACACGTAAAATGCTTTTCCAATATGTACCTGTGTACACATTCATTTTTTCGCTTGTGGTGTTGTAGTACATTTTATCTGTTGCCGCTTCCGGTGCGTTTGGTTGGCGTAATGGTTCAAGTGTTGTACTGCCATAACTTAGGCCCCCAGATGCGGAGCGTTCGACATACAGATACGATGTACTATTGGCCGGTAGGCTCCATGCACTTTGCTTACGTGTTACCGTCTGCACATAATCAACCGCGCCATAATCGTTGAACCCGTCAGCGAATGACAAGAGAACCGGTGTTTGACTGCCGTCAATCATCACGCTTAAATTATCGCCAGTCAAAAAGGAGAACTCGCCGTTACTAACCTTGCCGCTTAAAACCCTATTACGTAAACCGCCACCGCCGCCACCAGTACCACCGCTACCGGCTTTTAATTCCATTTCTTTCGCAATATTTAATAATTCATTCCGGTTTTTCTCTATACTTTCCGGTACTGTGTCGCCCTGTGGTGTAATATCCAAAGGGAATTTTTCTTTATATGCCATTATTAAACCTCTTCATATGTATAATCTAATTGGCGTAATGAAATAGCGCCCTTTTGAACGTTTATTTTAAACTGCACATTACGGTTAGCACCGCCACCAATTTTATAAGCCTTCGTGTATTCATTAACATTCATCGGTACTTTGTAATCATGTGTCTTAAAGTTGGCATCATGCGTTTTAATTGCCTTACTTGCAAAATCAATAGGCTTAGGCTTCTTGTTGGAAATACCAATAGTGCCATATCCGGAAATTAGATTATGCGTTACAAAGTTATAATTCATGATTAATATGAATTGTCTTGTTGCAAGCCTATTACCGCTTACTATTGATGTTTGTATCTGTACATTATCATCGGTATCTATGGTTTCATCTAGGATACCGATTTTATTGCCATAGGCTACATATACATCTTTATCAACATTCACCGCATCATTGATGTTATATGTGAATTTACGCGATGTAAAAACGCCGCGCCCGTCCTCATATCTCGGTAAATAATGATAGATAAATACTGTATCACCGTTATATGGTCGTATCCAAAGTTGCTTACGACTAGGTATATGCCACGCTTCACAATCCTTTGTAATGTATTTCAACAGATACGAATTGATGTTCAATCCAGTTTCAAACGGTTGTATTTCTGCATAGGTATTAGTAGGCATAAAAGACATAAATCCTTGATTGCCCAAATAATAGCTGCGATCATCAATACTTATCGTTGCACCGCTACAGTAGCCAGTAGAGGATAGCGGGTATACGGTTAAATTCCGTGCATCTGGCGTACCAATGACTTGATACACGCGCCCGTATTCCTTATATACGATAATTGCACGTGATAAGAAATCAACGGCAATAATGCTGCCTTGGTCTTTATACCCAACATCTACATATTGCGCACTCGATGCATCATTTGAGTTGTGAGTCCATGCGTTATAGTCGCCTACGTCCGACCAATTCAACCGGTGCGAATGAGTAGATGCAACAAGTACACGCCCAGAATGACTTGAAACAATATCACAAACAGGACTTTCTAGTGTTGCCAACTTGCCAGCACCAGAAACAACTTGCAGTTTATCACCGCTAGCGATAAGAATATCACCACCAAATGCATGATATTTAGGCTTTCCCGTGCCGTTTAATACACCTAGTAATTTATTAGCGCTAAAATCAGTTTCATATAGATTACGACCACTAGAAAAGTACCATTTGTTACGGTACACATCATAATACAAGGTTTCTACAGGCAACCCAAAATCATACAATACACGAACGCCCGGAACAGTGCGGAGTGCATTATCAGTTCTATCAAATTCGCATTGTCTAGCCTGTGTTAAGGCTTGCACATCGATATTTTCCGGTGGGTTACTCCAATCAAGGCCCAATCTAAAACCATTTGTCATGGCTATTTGTTTTACGCCCATTATGTTATACCCCGTGCCACCTTAATTTGTTCCGTGATGTAGTCAATGAAGGTCTTATCATAGGCAGCATAATCAGTCATGAGTGATTTTTTCTTCACCATGAAAGATACAAGCTGCACCAAATAACTATAAAAGAATTCAGAAAACGGAATAGTATCGTCCAATTCATCAACGTGATTTTTACGCACGCTATAAAATACTTGATTAACCGTTTCGCCGTCATACGTTTCAAATGTTCCGTTGATGATGCGGATAGGATACCCTGTTTTAGGTACAAACCCCATGAAATCAGAAGGAACCGCCCTTTTATCTGGGATATCCATATTCTTAACTACTTCACGATCTTTAATGCTAACTAAAATAGTAGTTAGCCAGTCAATGGCGGCGTTGATGTACTGGATATATTCTAGTTGTTCGTCAAGAATTTCGTTTGACTCTACATTAACAAGAGTAATCAATTCGCTTACGACCATAGTTCCAATACCCTTCCGCAATTACGCAATCATTACCACCTAAACCATTATTAATTGATTGCAACGCATTAACCATATTTGCTGAAATTCCAGAAATATCAAGGTTCATTACACGATATACGATATAATCAACTAACAATGTCTCTAGTTCCGCTGGCAAGTCGCTTTCATCTTCGAGCATCTTATATCCAGCAGTCTTTATATAATCAACGGTGATTTTTTGCTCATGATCCGCATCAAATACCACCGTTTGCAAATTCAATACTTGATACCCTTGCACGTCCGCATCATCTGCCTTGACATTCAATATGCTAATGCATTGAAACGGTAATACAATTCGCCCGCGCCCCTTACCTTCAAAAGTACCACTTGCAAGGCTTGGGCAATATTGACCTATCAGGGCATTTAATAAGTGATTACCTTCGTTGTAATACTCCAATAAATAATACGGAGTATATTGTTCTTGCGAGGTATCGCCTATTTGCATGAACGCCCTATTTATAATGTATTTTACGTTCATATTCACCCCATATAAGAATAAAGGCGGGTGTTACCCCGCCTATACCTTTGAAATTACGCTTCTACTACGCCACCAGTCATAACATTGATTACGCCGTAATCTTTGTTGTCAAACTTGGATTTTTCGATTGCACCATAGAAAGCAATGCCGTTACCTTCTACGTTGCCGTAGTCGTCCACTTGTTTGATGTGTTTCGCCGGACGAGATACCGCAAAGCATGCCGCTTGTTTACCAAGCAATAAGTTGTGGCATACGTTAGCGTTAGATGCACCTGTTTTGTCGTTCAATACGCGTTCGTATTCGTACAAAATAACGCCGTCATATTCGCCTAATGCACCTGTAAAGATAGGGTTTTTAGAACCGCGAATATTAGCGTTTTGTTGCGCTGCGAGCCACTTCGCATCATCTTTCAAATCACGAGCCGCCCACGTAGATACTAACATGATGTATTTATCCATGCCGTCAACCTTGATTGGGGCAACTTTAGGCCCATGCATTTTCGCTTTACGTTTCGCACGGGAAATGAGCGTAGTAGTCAACTTATCATTTGCCGTGATAGATGCTTGTGTACCAGCAGCGGAAGCATACAATGTTTCACCAGCGGTAGGAGATGCAGAAAGTTTAGCAATCAACTTGTTATCTTGCCAATCAGCTAACCATTGTTTCAATGCACCTTTGATTTCTTTTAACATGTCATATTGTGTTTTTTGGTCGTCCGCTTCAAAGCGAGATACCGCATTACGTACTAATTGAGTTTGTACGGTGAAGTCGTAGATGTTCAACGTTTCTTCGTTACCAGTTAATGTCGCACGGTTACCTTCAACACCAGCACCGCTTAAATTCATCATCAAGCCGAATGTTACTGCATCGCCTTTAACGCCTTCTAAATCTTTGTTTTTATGTACAACGTTAGAACCGTCCATTGCGGTGAACTTATCGAAGAAAGACTCTTTTAGTCCTTCGTGCCACACTTTTTTAGTCCAAATCTTAGGGACTAACGCCGCTGGAATAGTTACTTGATTTCTTTGTTCTGCCATATTTTACCTCTTATAAATCATCAAAATATTTTCGTACATCGTCCGGCAATGCATCAAGATTGCCTGTGTCATACGCTTTTAAAATATCTTCTTCTGTCACCTTGTTAGGTGTAGGAACGCCACCATTGAGCGCGCCAGCCTTAGGCAATGTCGCAGCTACTTCTAGTGGGTTGTTTGGTACTTCGGTACTTGTTGCCAGTTCATTTTGCACTTCTTTAACAAACTTCCTAATTGTTTCAAAATCGGCTTCCGTACCTTCGCCAATATCAACGCGATAAAAGGCATCGTTAATCGGTTGTGCATCACGCATTGTCATTCCGTTTAACTTATCTAAACCGCGCTGATATAATTCTACAAAGTTTGGTAGCGATTTAATTTCATTTACGAAATTTAAGTTTGTTTGTCTTTGTTGATGTACTGCGATTTGCTGATTAGTGATTGCATATTCTGCGTTAGCTTCAAAGCGAATGAATTCGTTGTACTTTTCAGCATCTTCATACATCAAACCTTCTAAATCTTCCGCCGTCATATTGAAACGTTTCAGCGCTTCACGACGTACAAAATCACGAATATTTGATACTTCTTCTTGCGGTAATTCAATAGGCTTTTGTTGTGCTTCAAATTGTCTAGCACGTTCTTCCGCCGCTTTACGTCTTGCCCGTTCCTGTGCAAGTGCCGCTTTTAAGTTCTGATCGTTCGCATGTGTTTCTTCCGTTTCACCTTCATTAGTTTCCGGCGTTTCTGTTTCTACTCCCGCATCATTCGCATCACTTTCAGCCGCATCATTTGTAGAGGGTTCATCTGTTGCAGTTTCCTGTGTACCCGTTTCTTCGGTTGTTTCTTCCAGTTCTACGCCCGCGTTTTCTAAATCTTCCGGAGTGAAACCAGCTTCTTCGATGTTTACTAAATCTTTTTCCATATCAAATACCCCTTATTGCCTTTTAACGTCATTGCCGGACGAATATAAGAATGTGGCAGTTTAACGCCGTTACCGGGCGAATATATACGTGCAAGTAGTTTAACGCCATTGCTTAGGGCGAAATGCAAAAAACGCCCCATATAGGAGCGTTTTATTATTGTGTTGATAGTTTATATTACATACCGCCTAAATCGTTCATAGGCGGTAAATTTGGCGGTGCATTTTGAATGTTTTGTTGTTTACCTTTCAAGGCTAAGCGTTCCGCCATAATTTGTTGCGGTGAAATCTGTACACCTAGCGTTTGCAAGTACATGCTCAACGCTTCCGCCGGCATATCATCTAGGCTACCGCTAACACGCAATTCTGGCATAGCTGGCTTTTCGCTTGCTTCTTGAATACGTTTCTTGACGGTTTCTTTTTCTGGGAAGTCCATAAAATCAAGGATAATATCCATAGGAATATCAACACCGGATTTCTTAGCTTCCAATAATTGATATAGATTAGCACGTCTTGCCGTTGCGCTTGCTTGGCTTGTACTAATCACAATATCAAAATCAAAGCAGCTTAGATCATATAGAACCTGTTTGATTGGGTTGCCTTCTTGGTCTAATTGCGGTTGACCTAGTGCATCAGTTATAACCTGTTCTTGCATTGGTTGATTAAGGCCCGGTGCAATCTGTACAAATTCCTTTTGTCCATCATCGCCCATAATGCGCATTGCTTTATCTTGATTGTAGAATTGAGGGATTAACCCCGGAGCGTTCTTTTCACCCCATAATAACTTAACAATTTGGCGCTCTGCTTCTTTCGCCTGTTCAAATATGCCAGCCGTTTGAACAGTTGTTACAGATTGACGGAGATCAATTGCTTTACCACTCATATTGCCTACGCTACCGCTTAGACTTTCCGGAGTGATACCGCTGATAGAATAGAAATCATTACTTGCTTGTTGTTCAAGGCTTAAATTGATATTGCTATCCATTGCCGGCGTTCCGTCTTGGAATGTTACGCCCGGAGGAAGCATAATATTTGCGCCCGGTTTCGTACTGTTCTTTTCAATATCACGTTTAAGACGTTCATCTATTTGACCAGTCCAGAACTTAACGCCTAAAGATTGTTGATTAACAACATGCATGCGTTGGCTACGGTTTTTATTTAATTCCCTTTGTGCATCTTTAATATCACGCACTACGCCAGCCGGTTCTAGTTCATCATCTGCTAGTTCACCGGTATAGTAACAATATTCACGCACTAACGGGAATTTACCGTGTTTATAAGGACTTTCGCCCTCTTCTAAGAGAACATCATCGGCAAAGGTCGCATATCTGATTTTAGTATCTGGTATGCTAGTAGGCTTTTTGCCAATAGCCATTAATACGGTAAACAAGGGGTTTTCTTCATCAACCAAACCCTCTTTTGTCATAAATACATGTTTCTTGCCATATTCCTTATACCAGTATTGCACTACACGGATTTTGTTGTAGCTATTGTTGTACCAAAGAGCCTCACCGTCTACCATTTCAATAACGCCGGCTTCCTGTTCGGTATCATCATATTTATGTCTAAGCGTATCAATTTCGTTAGTTTTATCTGGATACACTTGCTTTAACTTCGCCGTACCTTCCCAGCTATACCGGCCAACATATTGAGCATCGCTTAAATCGTCTTTCTTACATTCTGGATCTACGAACGCATCGAACGGAGAAACACGTTCAATTTGAATAGTGCCGTCTAACTTCGTGTAATCGAATTCATAACTTACCCAATAATTAGCCAAGCCACAAATAATCTTATCTCTAAAACATTTGCCCTTATTCCTTTGATAATTCGCACGGTCTAAACAGTATTTTGTGATACCTTTAGCCACTCGACTGATGCGGTCATCTTCTTCGCTACGTGGCAAGAAGTCCGGTTCTGTTTCATTCTGCGATGCATAACCGCACAATAGATTAATAACTGGTCTAATTCTATTGATTGTAATCGCTGGCCGTCCAGCTTCACGCATTTTAGTTAAATCAGCATCTTCCCACTGCTTGCCCTGCATAAATGCAAAATCCTCAGCAGCACTTTTGCGCCAATCTGACGTGGCTTCTAATGCTTTTTTAACATTGTTTTTCGCTTCGTATATATCGAATGTTTGTTGTTCTATATTCATTACTCCACCATTTCAGAGCCGTATATCATATCGTACATTTGTTCTATTTGCCATTGCGGCATAGCTTGCGCAAATTCCGCTAATTCCGCATCGGTGTATTTTGCCGGAATAATAACGCCCTTTTCTTCTCGTTCGCCGTATTCTGACTTTAACACCTTATAGGCGTAATCTCGTAACGCCTTTTCACTCATACGCCCCATGCAGTAACTTCCCCTTCTATATCATCATCATATCTATAACCATCATTAAATGGTTTCTCCGGTTTCTTAGGTGTAATAGGTCTACTCATACAAAAATATCTAAACTCATCATATGCATGATCTTCTTGCGTTGTATCCACATCTTCTGGCTTACTTTCGTCATATACTAACTCCGGTAACGTTCTTAAAATATGTTTACACGTAGAGAAGAATTTGATTTTCTTCTCCCTTAGATAGGTATGAACCATCATCTTACCCGGAATGCGTTCAGAATTAGACCTAGTGAAGTTAATTCCATGACGTGCAAATATTTCAGCGATAGACTCACCTTGAATGCTCCACTTCATGCGGTCGTCTTTCTGCCATATCGCTCTATCAGCTATATCATATGCGTATGTTTCACCCTTACTTAATCTAGCCATTTCGGCAGCAACTTCATCGGGCGTTAACTTCAACCCTACATCTGGCTCACCTGTGCAACCATAATATTCACGGTAACAATGCGCAACACCTTCATAATCAATAGCGTACCAATGTATGCTAAACGGTTTACTAAATCCCCAGTCCATAGAACGAACTCGTATCCAGCCTTTCGGAATTTCAAAAGGCTCTTCTACGTGTACATTTCTGTTGAATTCTGTGAACACTTGCCCAATGAATACATCCCAATCACCATACAAGAACGCTTTCTTTTCTTGCTCTGGTAATGCTTCTAAACGTTTAACATAACTCGGATCGTTCGCCATAAGAACATAGTTATCGTAAACTTGCGCCGGTATAAACACCTTTTCAAGTCCAGTAGTTTCATCAATAACAGGATTTTCTCCATAATTAGTGGCTTCTACATATTTACGTTTTACCCAGCCATGCCCACGACCGCCGGGGTTACAACTCCCACGGAAACGAACAGGAAAACCTTTTGCACTACGCAAGCAAGCCGTTAATAACTCCGCCGTTCGTTCTGTATGCTTGGTTAATTCATCAATGCCTAAGTAGTCAAATTCTTGGCCTTGATAGCCTTCAGCATCTTTATCATTCTTCACATAACGGAACAGTACTTGACTGCCATTCTTTAATGTTGCTATGTGTTTCTGGTCTGAATACTTGTATAATTCAGCTGGCACACTTCTGATCCATTCCCTAATCACATTGGCTTCTAAATTTGGGTATGTTTCACGAAATATATAACAATGACTGCCCGGATACGTTAAGGCGTAAATAAACACATCCATAATCAATGATTTCGTTTTACCACCACCACGAGCGCCACCATATACAGCATAAGGTGCTTTTGTGTTGTGGAATATATTTTGTTTTTCATTAGGTTTATAGTCGATTGTTATTTCCATATTTGATAGATTTATACAAAAAATGAGATATATCGCCGTGGATATACCCCATTTAATGATAGATTTATACAATTCTCCGTTATTCTTTATTCATATTACTAAACACAACCTTAATAGGTTCGCCGTCCGCACCGCTGATTTCTTGCTTATCAGTAAACATCTTATAACGCTTACCAAGCAATTCAGCTGCTTTTATCCTATCATTTAACGCTGGATCTAAACCGAACTGGTCGGGAATATCACCACGCATCGTACTAGATAAAAACTGCATCACCTCGTTAGTATCGGCGATGCTACTTTCTTTCATTTCCGCTAGTCGTTCATCAATATATTGTCTGACGTCAACTTTTTTCAACAGTCGATTCCCAGCTGAATACGCCGTTCGTGCGCTATAACCAGCCTTTATCGCTGATTGTGTGGCGTTCGTAGTCTTTAGCCATTCTTCAGCAAAAATTAACTCTTTAGGCTTTAATTTAATATCACTCACTACGTTCACCACCTTTCAACACATTAACTAGATATATTAACAACTCATGTTGCTTTAACGTATCGTATTTAGCCACCTTTTTAAATAGTTGTCCTTCTTTAAACGGGTTATGTTTATACTTCTCTGGGAACGCTTTTGCATATTCCGCTTCACTGTACATACGGCTCACAATAAATACTTTAAATGGCTTATCCCACTTACTCCATGATTGGCGAGTATCAATAACATACCTTAAACCCTTTTTAACTTGTAATGCCGTAATCACCTTTTTAATTTTAGGCATGTAGTTCATTGATATTCACCCCCTATCGTAGTATGTTGCTATCTTTGCTCTTTATTCTTCTATGTGATCGCTGACATATTCCGGCCGCTTGCTTAGATGCGTGTTGGCTAGTGCAATATGTTTGGCATCGTCCGTTATATTCGATTGTTTCAGCCGTACATATGCCGTGCTTATCATTGTTTAAACAATGCTTTCTATCGCAATGAATTTGCGTCATATCGCTATCCTTTCAAATAATCATATTTCACATTTTGTGTAATTTTAAAAACACGGTTGACGTGTCGCGGTAACCGTGTTATACTCTAATCAAGGTAAGGGAAACGAACCCCAATAGTTAATCACAAGGAGAAATAAAAATGTACACATTAAAAGACTTGAACTCAAATCAAACTTGGAACTTCGATAACCAATCACAAGCATCTGAATTTATTTCAACTATGTCATTCGGTTTTGAATGGCAATTACTAGACACTAACAATCAAGTTATTGCAACTCACTTTTACGAATAAGGAGATTAAATAATGCCCACTTCAAACAACAAAATAAAAGAGGCCCGTTTAAAAGCGGGTCTCACTCAAAAGGCTGCTGCTGAATATTTAGAAATGCCACTCCGCACCTTCCAAGATTGGGAATACGGTTCTAACGCCCCTAAATATGTAATCAATATGGCGGTGAAAATGTTAGCTACTATTCAAGCAAAGGAGAAATAACTATGAAAACCATTACAGTAAGCATCAACAATCAACCTTTCATCATCACTCCAGAAGTTTTAGATCAATTACAAGAAACATTTAACATACATGAAGTGCTACAAAATCAATTCTTTCAAGATGCGTGGCGTGAATATCACGGACAAGAACTATCTGAAACTCCAATTTCTACCGTTGAATATTATGCTAACGATTTCGTATGGTGGGTTGTTACAGAAAATAAAAAAATTACTTCAATGTAATAGGTTTGGTTGATTGCGATGGCAATCTTTACCATGAGTACAAATAAACTAACATAAGCCACCAATTAAGGTGGCTTTTTTAATTACTCAAAACCAAACACGCCACAACTTAATGTGATCTAGCATCAAAACAATTTGGGTTAATTTGGTCTAAAACCTTTACATAATAAATGCAGCATGTTCAGTTTTCAATAATTAAATATTGCTTTTATACAAGAAATGGGATATATCGCCGTGGATATACCCCATTTTATTTTGGTTTTATTCAGTTTGTTTGTATGTTCTATACAAACGCTGACAATCTATAAAATCGTACAAGTAGTTATGTTATTAGGAAAGTGCATATTTTAACAAGGATCGTATCTCAAATGGCATGTGTTCGTTGAAGGAATTTAACGCCAGCGTCTGTATACAACACGCAAAGGGAACGGCCCAATGTTCCCCATGTGTTGTATGTTTATCGGGAGAATTAGTCAATGTCTTTAAAAGCTACATATGACACTATAATTATACTATATTATGCTTTTCCGTATGTTTCTGATATAGTCCGATGTATTCCGACTTTTACCGTTTTAGCGGTATGCATGCTTGGGTAATATGTATGATGCAAATAATACCCTACCTTGATAAGTCCAGCCGTCTTTAGTTCGCTAGCTTGCGACTTTTCTAAATCTGTAAAGTATCTGGCGTGTTTAGCGCTTTTGCCGTCAACATATTCACGCATTAATAGTATATTTTCTTTTCCTTTGATGCATGTGTTGATAATATCTGCTGCGGTTTCTCGCTCATCAATCAACGCCCCTATTTCCTTTTGTACTGCATCACGCTTGCTTTCAAGGCGTATAATTTGTTGCTCCAGTCCGCCCGGTGTTCCGCCACCTGTTAGGCGTTCCTTGGAATAATCAACGGCCCCTATAGTTATAATATCGCTTTGCAAATGTTTTAGATCTTCTTTCAATGAATTAATTTTCATTGTAATTAATTTGATAGGTTCTAAATATTCTTTTGCTAATTCCCTGTATTCTTTATCCGTCATATACTCCCCTTTATCTCATGTTCTTAACTGTTTCCCCTAACATGTTTAAATAGTCCTGTAAATTGGTTTTAATGGCATCGTTTACCATTTGGATATTATCAGTTGTTACATAGCTAGCAATTAACATTTTATACATCGCATTTTTTGTAGGAACTAATACCACGATCATGCCACTAATTAAAAACGCCGCAAATAACGCAATTATTTTGCCTTTGTGCGGTTTAAGTTGTTCCCGTGCATAATCATCAATGATATACATAACACCAGTAACAAGCGTTATGAACGCCAATGTAATAAAAACAAGGTTATTTATCACATCTAAATTATGCAGTACCTCAATCAAATACAGATACATCGGATTAATAATAGGCATTATACATTTCCCCTTTCGCCCATTCTTCTTTTTCCTCATTCCACTCAAATTTAACTTCATCTTCTAAATAAAAGTTATCATCTTCATCAAAGCCGTAACTTTTATCATACTCAATAGCCTTGCCGATATAAAACACAGTTTCTTCGCTTTCAAATGCCAACTGGCACAAGAAATCAAATGCATCTTGATAACTTTGAGGGGCGATGTAGAAATCTGAGTGTTCAACGTAACCGCTATAGTTACTCATGCAAACCTCCCATTCTTCGCTATTTCATAATCACTTTTTAATTTAGGGTTATCATCATCTAAACCACGTATATTTTCAATTTCCGCTCTAATTTCAAGTATGTTTAAATACTCTCCCATAGTAGCCTTTTGCCTACGCAACAAATCTATAGGACACGTTGGTTTAAAATCTAAAGTCCCAGCATCATATTTAACAATCATTCTGTGCAGTTTGTTGTAGCGCTCTTTTAATCCCTTATACTCTCCTCTGAATCTAGCTTGCCATTCAGGTTCACTAATACTTAATTCATTTTTATTTTCTTCGTTCATTTTACTCACCTCTTATGATAGGGCGGATATTTCACCGCCCACCTTTCTTTACATAAAATAACTATTTACCAGTACTACCAATACCACCAGAACCGCGTGCCGTTTCGGTTAATTCATCAACTTCTAACAACTTTAATGCGCCAACTGGTACAAGGATACCTTGCAACAATCTATCACCCTTTTGAATTAGATACTCATCATCGCTGGTATTTTTAAATATGCCTTTAATTTCACCGCGATAATCTGCATCAATCACGCCAAACGAATTTGGAACGACTAACGGAGTTTTGCTCATGCTAGATCGTGGCGCCAACATTAACATATATCCTTTTGGAATTTCCATTGCTAGACCTAGCGTTACATATTGCGTTTGATGCGGTTCTATAACAACACTTTCCGGTTGGTAAAAATCCATTCCGGCAGCATCTGCACTGCCCATTTTAGGTAACAATACGCCATTCATAAACCGCTTAACCTTAATTATGTTTTCTTCTTCACGACTAAATACAAACTTCTTTAACTTACAGATAAAACCCATTTAATATCCCCCTATTTTAAAAGTTGTTCTAATACGGCGTTCCGTCTGTCCATAATGCGAATTTCTGCCCGTGGGTTTTCTTTGTCAATGCCAGCTATGCAGCTTTCACCATATGAACATATCCATTTATCATCATCGATCACACCGGCTTTTGTTAAAATATCGCTTGTTGCCTGTAGCAACCCGATTAAATCCGGCCAACTTCTTTTATTTGGTAAATAGTATTTACATTCAACAACGACGATGCCAGATACATGCAGTTTCTTCCCAGCTAACTGCCATATGCAAATATCTTCATAATTCTTATAGGCTTCTGACGGTATTATAATAGGCTTTCCATTTCTGGATATAATACGGCCGCTATTCTTTTTAGTCGCTGGGCGCCCCTTTAAAGTAATATCAATTACACTCATTTAACGCCCTTTCTGCCAATAACACATCATTTTTTGGATAGCACCAATAATAGTTATCTTCACGGCTCCACGACGTCTGCCCATTCGTAAAGCAATGTACAAGTCCATTTTCGTATTTTGCAAAATAAAGTTTTTTTGTTTTAAGTAAAGTTTTTGCAATAACTGGTGTATCAACTGGTACTTTTTCCCATTCCACAATACCCAATAGGCTGGCAATGGAATATTCCTTTTTACCGGTTCCCAGCCCCAGCACCTTGCACGGAATACGCGGCGTATGCTCGCGCACCTTAAAATGTCCGCCATTTTCGATAAAAATTGGGTTTACGAAATACGCATATACGCCAAATACTTTTATATCCCGATACCCCTCATTGTACATTTCTTGCAATAGCCATTTTGCCCCTTGTTCATTCGTCATAATTCAATTCTCCTTTTGTTAATAAGTGCTTAATCTGTTCCCTAACATGATACAAATAGGCTTCCATTGTTCCGTTAAAATTTTGCATGTTCATTTTTGAAATTACTTGCCGTAACCGCCCCGGCTTTCTGCCATTTTTGACATTGTATTCAAGCATAATACAATAAGAGTTCGCTGTTACTTTTGGTTTTAAAATTCTATCCCCAATAACCACGGTTAAAGCACTTGCAAATTGTTCGCATGTATATGTTTGATCATTTGCCTTCACAAGTTTCTTCATTTTCCACACCCTTTATTTTGATATTCAAACGCTATTTCCGTTTTCGGTGCATTAATCATAACGAAAACGCTATGATGTGCTGGCGATTTATTGGTTTACCCACAACAATTTTGCAAAATATACGAAGCGCTCATAATGCGAGAATAATTTTTTACAATAACTGGCATTTCTTCAATAAATTTAGAAAATTGTTCGCTGTTTAAGCTTTGCATGAATTTTGTTTGTTTTTCTTCAAATTCATTTCTTGCCTTACGCGCCTCATTTATTGTTTTATATGAACCATAACACCCTACGTTATCACTACCATTGCATTCTATTAATACTACCGTATACATTTATTGACACCCATTTATACCTTTCCATTCATCTAACGTAAATATCACTTTTTCATCTTTTACCATGCTAACCGCTCTATTTCTCTATATCTGCTCAATTCTATTCAATAAACCAAGCGCCTCGTCACTTTTAGCGCCTTTTATTAATGCTTGTTTCATTATTCACCTTTTACTATGCCCCATATGTTTGTCTCACCGCTCATCGAGTGTGCATCGTATTCAAGCAGCCACTTCAAACAATGCCGCCCGTGCTTAAATTTATCCGGCTTATTTCTAGGCCCCGGACTTGCATAAGTTACCGCTTCAACCCATTCACAATGCGCTTCGTATATGTACCACGGATACATAAGACAATAGGCTTTTATGTATTGTTGTTTACGCTTTCTTTGCACTAATTTCATCTTCTATGACTTCCTCACATTCAATTAAGCACGTAATAGGCGATACCGAAACATTTGCATTTGTAACAACATCGATAAATTTAATTGTTTGTACATTTCCCAAATCTACATTTCGTAACATTGAGTCATACGCTTTCATTTCTTCATTACGAAAGTTGTAACGATTAAATGAATTCGTAAAATATCTTCTAGTTGCCCCATTTATAAACACTGTTATTTGTAACATATTTACTCCTCACCCTTAAAAAACACCAACCAAACCGTCTTACCGCGCCGTTGCCCTAAAATTGGCTCAACCGGCAATAATGGTCGCACTTTTGGTAATGTTATTTGTTCTTCATTCCACTTGAAAATCAACGTTCCATTTTGTTTGAGCACCCGCCAACATTCTGCAAGGCCTTGTTTTATATCCTCTTTCCAGTCCGGCCCCAACCGTCCGTATTTTAAGGCTAAAAATGATTTATCACCAGCACTTACCAAATGCGGCGGATCAAACACAACTAAATAAAACGTTTCATCTTCAAAAGGCATTTTCCGGAAATCTGCAACAATATCCGGTTTTACAATTAACCTTCTACCGTCGCAAAGTGTTGTGTCTTCCGTTCGGTTATCCATGTAAACCGTTTCTTTATGTTCTCTATCAAACCAGAACATTTTAGAACCACAACAAGCATCTAGCACCTTCATAGTGCGCCTTTCTTAATCATTTCCATTAACGCACCGTTTATCAGCGCCAAACAAAACGTTGATACAAATAACCCTAGCACCGTGTTACCTGTAATCCCAAACAAGCCTAATATCCATAGCACCATTGAAACAAGAAACGCTAAACCTAACACTTTTACCAATAATGCAAGTGCTATATACACCAATAACGCAACATTTTTCATTTTTTTATCTCCTTATTTTCAAAAGGATTTATAGTTTCAAACACCACAAAAGAAGTATTATTGTACCCGTGGCGTTTTTCCCACCCGCGGAATACCGCCGTTAATTCTTCTTGTAATTCGTCTACATGTTCTTGTTTTACATCTAGTAGATAATCTTCCGACCATTCCGCTATTTCATAGTCAAGGTCATAATCTACAACATCATTGATAACCCTTTTAGCATCAACCTTTGGAACATAATAATATGGATTTGCGACTCTAACTTTTTGTACTTCCACATCTGGATAAATTTTCGCAAAATCATTAACCGCATCCACCATGCTTTTTTGTGGATATCCTACATAACCACCAAAACAACAGCACCACTCATTCTCGTTTTTTACTAGCATTTTACCCCTCCTATTAGAACGGAACATTTTCATCGTTGCCTTTATCATCTGCAAAACTATCAAAATTGCTTGGTGCGTTATCATCATTCATCAATGATGTTCCTACAAAGCCAGCCACCACTTCTGTTACATATCGTTTTTGACCATCTTGTGTTTCATAAGAACGTGTTTGAATACGCCCCTCTACAAATAAACGGTTTCCCTTTTGGTAGTTGCCTACTGCTTCGCCCAGCTTGCCCCATGCAACGCAATTAACGAACGCCGTTTGTTCTTTTGTCTCATTTGTTGCGCTATCAACATAAGTATTGCTTGCCGCCACCGTAAAAGTTGCCACCGCTCGACCGGATTGTGTATATCTAACTTCCGGATCGCGTGCAAGATTACCTAATAATTGAACACTATTCATAATATAATTACCTTTCTATTTTCTAATTCTATAGGGCAAATTTAAGTAATTTACCCCTTTTGCTATTTCGTCCTTATGATTTATCATTAAGTCTTTTAAAATTCCATACAACGCATTTAATCGATTTTTAACATTTGAAACAATTCATTTCAGCACCCCCAAAATTAGCTCTTTGCTTTCCTTTGAAATATCAGCATTTTCTACCAATTTTTTAAGGTCTACCGGCTCGAACTTTTCTACTTCTACCAAATGCCCATTATCTAGCATCTTAATTTCTGTTTGTGGCGGCATATTTAATTCTGCTCGTTTCCTTGCTTTCATTAACAAGCCATTATGCTTAATGCTTTCCGCAATTTCCATGTTCTTTTGTTCGCGTGCTGCCAGTTGTTCATATGCTTTACAAAACTGGCTCATTGCAGCGCTTTCGTTATAGCTTTGGCAGTTTCTTGGGTCAAAGAAACGCCATATTGTTTTAGCAGCAAGCCTTGTAATACCTTCCAGTTCATCAAGGCCTTTTTCATACCCTACTTGACTAGCTTTCTTGCGCACAATTTCCCATGCATCTTGCGCTATCAATCGTTCTTCCCTTCCGTTTACATAGTCGGAAATTTCCGCCGCTTTCTTGCGAATGGTTGCAACGGCCGGAACGAATTCACATGTATTAATGCATTGCTTGATTGCTTCGGCCAATGTTACCGGGTTTATATCTTCCAGCGCGTATGCATACATTTTGGTTTTCGCTACATCAATATTCGGATATATCAATAATTGGCCCGTAGCCGTCAATGTTTTTGCGTTCGGCTCCCTCATTTGTTCCCCTTTCTACCGCATCAATCAGCGCGTTAAGTTCTGCAACCTTTCGTTCCGTATCCGTCATAGTTGCCATTTCGTTTGAATTGAGATATGTATCAAAATGGCTAGGTGCAAATAAAGTTTTCGGCGTTAAGTATTTTTCTAATTTCGTACCTTTCCACTCACGGCATTTTTTATCAATCACGGTTTTAAAATCATCAACTGTATAGCCTTCTTTTAAGCGTGATCTAATTGCTTGTACATATGGTTTAGTTGTAGGTTTAAATTTTGAACCAGTTTTTAGATTAAGATATTCGATAATCTCAATATGAGATTTATCCACATCGTCATGTGAAACATGACATAGTGTATCTATACTATCCTTACCTATACTATCCTTACCTATACTATCCTTACCTGTGGTAACCATTGGTATACCAGTGGTTGTCATTCGGTTGACAGATTGCATGCAATTAGTTGTAACTTCATATTCGTTTTTATCATTAAGTCGCAACTGTTCGCGTTCATTTAATAGCTGTTCGTTTGGATTGTATCTGTCCTTCCTAATGTAGTTATGTATTTTCCAATGCTTGATAACGATGACGCCAGTATCAAAAGGAATTATAAATTGTTTGGCTATTAACAACTTCATATCATCATCTTTAGCACCTATCACCCTCATGAGTGATTTAGGCGAGTTGATAAATCCGTCATCATCTGCATCTAGCAACATATGAAAATATAGATTTTGTGTTGTGGATGGCATATCAAGGAATTGGTCTGACTTTATAATTGACTTTGCCATCATTCTTCGTTCTGCCATGTAATACCCTTGTTCCTTTCTTTTAATATTTCGCGTATTTTCTTGGCTTCGCTGCCATGTGCTTTTGTATGGCAATCACGGCATAAACAAGCCAAATTGCTAAGGTTAGAAAGTCCGCCGTGTGATCTAAACTCAATATGGTGAACTTCTGTAGCCATTGCACCACATAGAACGCATAGGCCCTCATCACGTTCATACGCCCATTTTCTAGTACGGGCGTATAGTGCGTTATCCTGTCTTTTCCTTTTGTTCATATTCGCCCCATTCCATTACAAGTGAGTTGATATAATCATCATTTTCAATCGGTATGTTTAACTGGTTGCACTCATCAACAAGCGCATCAATTAAACGGCGCATTTCGTCAACTGTGTAAACGCTGCTTCCGTGGTATGCACGAACGATTGAATATCCTTCCGTTTTGGCTGGGCCGGCATTTTCTGCATGCCAGCCTAACCCGTGGCTTTGCCAAATTTCAATAAAACGCTCGATAGCATCGTTTTTAATTGGTAAATATGTAAATGTACCACATTCAATCAAAACTCGCTTGTATACCTCGTTTTTTGAAATATAGGCGTTTTTTGAAAGTTCCTTTGCAATCTTTTCGCACAATACCCACGCATAAGCGTTGGCATTTAGCGAGCGGCGTTTTACCTTTCGTTTGATTTCAACGATATATTCAATGTTAGGGTCTAACTTACTTAACATTTCATCTATAGGGGCCGGAATTAATACGTTCCAGCCTATAGACTTGATTAAGTTAATACCCTTTGTTACCCATTTCATTAAATGCGATCTCCAGCATCTTCATGCAACAATGCTTGTTCGTCATTGTCATATAGGGTAAAGCCTTTGTTTTCTTCTTCACCGTATTTTTTCAACCAATCAAGGGCCGCCACCATTTCAAATGCATCTAATAACGCAAGTTTTGGCTTTTTAAATTCAGCTGCAATATATTTTGTGATTTCTGCCGGCGGTACTTTTTTAGTTTTTTGCAACGCTACAAATTCATCGTATCCTTTAACGTGCGTTTCTTTCGGTTTTGTTGCTTGAACCGGTGCAGCACTACCGCCCATTGTGTAACGCACGGCGCCTTTACTATCAACTATGATTAATTTATTGATGTTTCGATTTTCGTCATATTCAATTTCTTTAACCGTGAATTTTGCGTATGATTTAGGCCGTCCGTCATTGCCTTTCGTCCATTCGTTGCTTTGTAGGTTGATATAGGTAAATGGCGCGGAGTATAATTCCCTACCAATGCCCCAATTAAAGCATGCACGCTTAAAACTATCAGATGCTTGGCCTTTTTCTTTTTCCGTGTTGCTTTCCGTGCCGACATCGGACTTGCCAACCCATTCGCCAGTATGTTCGTTATAAATGGAAACCGTGCAATATAATCTATCGCCAATGATCGTATGTTCACGCTTCCAATTCATCACACCTACTACTTCATCAAGTAGGCGCATATCAACGCGTGCATCTTTATATAGCAGTACCACCGCGCCAACGCTGCCGTTCTTTTCGTTCAGTGATTGTATACGGCAATCTATTTCATTTGCTTTAAGTGTTCTAAATTCCATATTTCACCGCCTATTTGATGTAAAAATTCTGGTTCACTTTAATTTCTGCACCTTCCACCACTTCACCGGCTTTAATAGCTTTCTTAATCGCTGTTTTATCGGCTTTAATTTCAACCTTTGTATAGTCCGCCGGAATTACATCAAGGTTAATAATTTCAACGCTTTCAGATTTTCTATAACCAGCTTTAAAGGTTCCAACTTCTAACTTTTCGATGCCTTTTTGTTTCATCGAATATTCAATGTTGTTTTTCAAGGTTTCAATGGTGCTTTCTTTTGATTTTTTTACCTTATTCAATCTATCGATTTCAGCCTTAATACCTTGTATATCGGCTTCAGCATTAACCATGTATTTTGCCGTATTTTCGATTTTTTCCTCAATGGACAAATCAAGCATTTCTAGCGTGTTTTGAATTGCTTCAATTTCTTCCGGCGTTTCTGCCGCTTCTAGCATTGCGGATAATTCTGCGTAATCTTTGTTTAGTTCATAGATGCTACTCATTTACTGTTTCCCTTTCTAGCATTTCCAACACTTCTCTATAATCGTTAATTGTTTTTTCATTTGCCGAATAAGTATCCGGAAATTCTTCGAACGCAAATTTTACGTACTTATTATTTCTAATCGCACATACGTGATACCTAAAACCGCTACCGAATGAACTCGCCGTAAAAGTGATAGCTATGTAAATATTTTTATCTACCGCTTTTATTGCTTCTTTGATTAAGTCGAACTTATCAAAACATGCAAGCATTTCTTCTTTATTCATATTTCACCTTGCCACCTTAACCGCTCATCGTGTATGATGAGGTTAAGATGCTTTAATAACTCACTTTTCGCATCTGCCCTTTTGTAACTGCAATTACTAAAGGGCCTTTTTTATTTCATCAATGTAGATGCCACCATATAATAGCGCAACGCCTAACAATCCTTGTAATATCGCTTCATATAACGTAATATTGTCAAGTTCTAAACTGCCCGGCGTGCCTATCAGTAATATTGCACCTATAGCTTTAAAAACCGTTGTCATTCTAATTCTCCTGTGATCACTAGCATTTGGCTGGTGATTTTTCTAATTTCACCTCTTAGATACCGATTTTCTGATTGCAAGCGTTCATTTTCTGTTTGCAACTGTTTATATCTGACAATGTTAAACTCCGTTGTCAGCCCCGCTAATTTCTCAACCTCGTTCCGGTTGAATTTCACTCCGGGTATCGGTAACTGGTGTAACTTGCCGTCATTTCTGAGGTTATATACCGCTGTTTCTGATATCGACAGTAACGCAGCAACCTCTTTAACTGTGTAAACTAATTTTTCCATAGAATTCGTCCATACATTTTCCTTTTTATAAAAAATAATCAACTGTTACACCGAAATAATCGGCAATTTTTTTTAGCGTATCTACACTAGGTTTTGAACGACCTTTTTTGTAGTCAGTCATTGCCGCCGTAGAAATGCCCGTAGCTTTACTTAATGCATATGCAGTTATGCCATGCTTTTTTAAAAGCTTTTCAATTTTTCCATACATCTTGCTATATCACCTCGATTCTGATATATTAAAATTAACTAATATTTATTAGCTAATTTTTACGTGATTTATAATCTCGTTTTCATTAGCTATCTCGCAATTTCATAATATTATGTTTTTGCGAGAATGTCCAATTAAATATTTATAAAATTTCTTAAAAGAGATTAAACCATGAGTAACAAAAACATATATAGTAAGATAGAAGCTCTATTGAGTCAACATAATATAAGTGCGTACAGACTTTCTAAAGATACTGGAATTTCAACGGCATCACTTACAGATTGGAAAAAGGGGCGCTCAAATCCTAAAGCAGATAAAATACAAATCATAGCGGATTATTTTAACGTTCCTATCTCGTATTTTTTAGATAGCACTGAGCAAACAAAAGAGGTGCCACCTATTAAAAGTGATACCTTAAATGTTGACTTCAAAAATGTGAAAGTGATGTTCTATGGGGATTACGAACTCACCGAGCAAGAAAAGAAAATGGTTGAAAATGTGATTAAAGGGGTTATTTCATCACGCAAAGACGAAAGGGACAAAATGTAAATAAAGGGAGTATTAGTATGAAACGAATGTATCCAATTGTATTGGATGTTATTAAAGAAAATCGGTCGAATGACCCAGATGTTATAGCTAGGAATTTAAGGATTAGGGTTCACTATAGATCACTACCAAAGCATTTAAAGGGACTATTAATTAAAACACCCTTTTCAAGGGATATTGTTATTAATTCAAAAATAGACATCAATCATAAAAAAGTGGCATTAGCACATGAATTAGGTCATGTTATATTGCATAAAGGCGGATATAACCTATTTGATATCGACTTATTAACCGATAGGGATAAAAGAGAAAAGGAATATCAAGCGAATAAGTTCGCTTTCCTTTTAGTGGCTCATACATGCATGCGGAATTCACCTAAAATGATTGATAGCATTCGCAACGAAAGAGATTTAACTTTTAATGATACAATAGAGTTACTTAAAATATTTGAACGCACAGGATGTTACATTTAGGGGGTATTATTATGTCATTCGCTATTATTCCAGCTTTAATTGCCGCGTTATTATATTGGTTCGGATTTGTCGCTGTGTCGGCGTCGTTAGGGATTGTATCATGTTTCATTGCTGTTATTATGGGTGAAACAAAAATACACTCCTTGATACAAATTATATTGACATTAATTTTTCGATATTCTGTATTTGTCAATTTTACTAATTTTTACGGATTCGGATACGCCTCGATTCTTTCTATCATAGTATTTTTTATTGCATTTACAATATTTTATTTCGTTTATTTCTTAATTTTAAAAAGAGGGCAATAATGCAATACAACGTCAGTGTGAGAAAAAAAGATAAAGGCTATCAAGTCATTGTGTCCTATAAAGACGGCTACAGGTGGCGACAAAAATCAAAACAAGGGTTCCGGACGCAACGTGAAGCCAAGGAATACGGCCACGTCATACTCAAAGAGTTAGACAAAACCGTACTCTTAACCAAAGATACAGAATTGAAAGACTTAACTTTCAAGGAATTTGCGGATATGTTCCTTGAAATAAAAAAAGGCCACGTTACGCACAATACATTAAATATGTACCGTCATGCCGTGGATGCCTACAGTTCTATTAATAATATTAAATTGTCTGACATCAAACCATTACATATTCAAAATGTAGTGAATAAAATGCTCTCTTCACCTACTACCATTAATTCATACTATAAAGTGGTTAGTCGTATATTTTATATAGCAATCAACCCCTACAAGATTATTATTGATAACCCATGCACTGGTGTTAGGTTGCCGCGCGTGGAACGCAAAAATGCGATCCATACTATTTCCGATGAGGATTTAAACAAGTTTGCTAAGTACATGAGAGAAAAATATCCACAAGCCTATTACTTTTTACAAATAGCACGCTATACAGGCATGCGGTTAAGTGAAGTATATGGGTTAACGTGGAATGATATAGACCTAAAAAATCGCAAAATTTCCGTCAATAAGCAACTTCAATATGTCAAAGGTGTAATTACCTTCGAGAAAACTAAAACGGCGAATTCGGTGCGAATTTTGCCAATTCCTCCTATATTAGAAAAGATACTATTGGAATACCAAACACATGAGTTAGATTTTGAGTATGATTTAGTTCTAAACCCATACAAGAAAAATGGTGTTAAATGCCAGATTAATACCTACTTAAAACAATTTGGGGATAACCTGTCGGCACATAATCTTAGACACACCTATGCTACAAAACTATTAGCGAATGGCTTAGATGTGAAAACTGTATCATCACTACTTGGTGATACACCAGCAATGGTGATGAAAACGTATGTGCATTATAACGATGAAATGAAAGCAGCAGCATCAAATGCAGTTGCTAATATTTTTAATTAAAAAATTTGACGATTTTTGACGAATTGGATATTCAGCAATTAAAAGATACAGTAATTAAGCACTTCTTTAAACTTACATTCTTAACAATCATATACAATTGAGTGGCATTTTTAATAATTTGAATATCTGCTGTTTCTTT